CTAATGATTACATTAGATTGAAATAATCTTCCAAGTCTTGTAAATAAATTATCTGCCATGTTTTACCCCAATAGCCAACTTAAATCTTCTTCTTCACCGTTTTTAAGTTTTACCTTATACGGATTGTTTTTAGGAGCAGATGGTGTCATCACAGTTGTATTACCATTTAGGTTTCCAATTGCACCAACCAAACTACTCTGAAACTCATTTCTCTCTGATTGAATACGAATAGCCGTATCCCTTATCCATAGAAGAATAGAATATGACATAACAAGGTCATCGTTATACCCATCTAATGCTTCAGTTTTACTATTCTTATATATAAATACAAAAAGTTCATCAATTAATCGTGTAGATTTTATTTTAACCATCTTTTCACGAGTGTATTCTTCCATTTTAGCGATAATCAATGGCTTTGATTTCATTGTTGTAGTAAAACCTGGTATCTTGTTTCTATCTATACTTCTATATTTGTTTGTGTGTTGTATGTCCTCATCTACAATTAGATGATTTTTTTCTTGATAAAAAAGATTTTCATATCCCCTATCAATGATAGTCTGTAAAGTAGCCCAACCTATGTTATTGTTTTCAACAACAAGTAGAGCATCATTATATTTAGTTGCTAGTTCTATGAGAAAGTTTCCAAACTCGGTTGTCCCCAACTGACCTTTATATTCAGCAACTTGTTCCATCTCTTCTATATCAAAAACTTGTGCAGCAGAATAATCTGTTCCATCACCACGAGCTACATCAGCACATATTAAATAATTCTTATCATAATTCGGATAGTCCCATATCCAAAGGTTTCTGTCAAACCCACTCTTCTCACTTGGCTCACAACACATCTTTTCCTTATACCATTCTAATATAGCAGGATCTACAACTGAACGACCAGAACTTAGGAAGTCAGCATCACATTCTTGAGCAGCTTTACTAGGTCCTAATATTCGGTCTTGTTCTCTTCTCCAACTTTCATCTCTTTCAGGATGGTCTGTCCAATGGAGTTTTACTGTATTGAATTTATTTAAACCATCTGTTGCATCCATCCAAGTTTTATGAAACCAATTACCTACACCATTAGGTGTAGATATTGCAATACATTTACCACCAGTAGCTAATGTTTGTTGAGCAGCAGTCCATATCGTATCAATCTTATCAATAAAAGCAGCCTCGTCAAGTATTAACAATGATAAGGCTTCTGAACGACCAGCCGATTCATTAGAAGCAATTGCCTTTATCTGTGAACCATTTTTAAACACTAAAGATAATTTATTATTTTCAACAATAGCAGTTTTCAACCATTGTGGTAGTCCATCATACATAACACGAACTTTTGTTACTAAATTTTTTGCTGTATCTTTTGCAGTAGCAATACATAAAATATTTTTATCCGCATTAAACAACATCATCCATAATGAATATGCAGCAGTGAGTGTTGATATACCTAACTGACGAGATTTTAGTATGACATTATAGTCGTTTTCTGCGTACTCATCTAATACATCATACTGATAAGGGAAAAGTTTAAATTTTATCTTACCCCTCTGAGGATGTTGTATTACACAAAACTCATTTATAAAGTATGAAGGATCTTTAGCACACTTTAAATAATTTTGTTTTATTGCCTGTTTTAAATTACTCATATTTTATTTTGATTTTGTTCGTGGTTGGCAATAGCATTTGCTATCGTTGTATCAAAAGCACCATCGGCTTCTTTTATATCTTTCATTTCAGATTTATACTCCGCAAGAACAGACTCCCATCTTTTTGTTTCCATTTCTTGCACCCACTCTTCCCACTTACCTTTTCTTTTTAATTCTGTTTCAAAATAAAGTTGACAATGATAACATTTTTGCATTCTGTTATAAGTCTGTTGGTCAATTGTTTTAAGGATAAGTTTTTCACAATCTTTACATTTATCAAATCCTCTTGGTGGTATTTTAGTAATTTGTTTTCTTTTACCATTCTCTATCTTCCAACTACGACCATTAGCCTCTGTCCACTCTTCACCCTCTTTTCTCATACTGATACTTTTTGGTGTGTAGCCAACTCTAATACTACCTTTTCCACCTACACCAGCTATTAATTTTTTTACTTTTTCTATGTTTCTACCCATAACCTTAATTCCTTAAAAAAACATTAAACCTGTTATTTGATTAATTGGAGCAAAAGCGCCAGTAAACTTATATGTGTTTCCATTGTACTTGAATACGATTCCTTCGGTTGGTACAATAGCATCAAATCCACCTATAGCATTTAATCTATCCAATTGAACCTTTAATCTATTTAATTTTTTCAAATCACCACCAGCTCTTACATCTGAAATTGCCTTCTTTACTTTTTTTCTCATGTTTTGAACTGATTTTGCTGGATTAACAGCCATCCAACCATCCATGTTTTTTAATATTTCGGCACCAACCTCAAAAAATAACTCTTCAAATGGTTTCATGTTTTCTTTTACCATTCTGTTTTTATCTACTTTATCTGTGGTTAAAACCCAATCTAAAAACTTTGGATTGTCTTTCAAGTCTTTTTTTATCTCTGGTATTTTATATGATTTATCAAAAAATGCCCATCGTTTAGTCAAATTTTTTAAAATTTTATTTGAAATTTTATAACCGTACTGTTTACTGGCATTGTGAATAAATTCTTCCCAATACATTTGATGATAAAGAGCAAAGGTATCATTGTCCTTTAGAGAATATATGTTTTGTAATTTTTGTAATCTACCAAGAAATTTCTTTTTTAACTTTCCATAATCTTGATGTTTAGGAACTGTGACAAAGTTTGGTTTGGATATCTTGTAATGTTTTTGAACATGCTGATTAACTTGTTTTATCATACCTTGTAGCATTCTAGCACTATCTTTTGCCTGACCAATTACTCTTCCACTATCATCATATTCTAAAGCTCCATGAAAAATTAATTCTGTAATGTCGTAATTGACTACATTTTCGCTAGCAGGCCACATCACCTCTAAACTCATGAACTTACTGCCGTTACCAAATATCTTGTCTTGTTGTTTTTTAGATAGGGCACTAATTGCTTTTGTCAAATCCCTCATAGCATAAACAAAGGCATTTCTAATAGCACCACGACCTTTAAACTTTTTTTCAACATCTTTTATGGTCAATGCCGTCTCACCTTTGTTTTTTAAATGACCTTTATTACGAGCAGCAATTAATTTACCATCTTTAAAACTAACCATTAGGTTTTGACCATCTGTTTTTTCAGTAACATTATCCTCTCTGTTTAACTGACCACTTAATCCTAATGTAATGATTTTTTTCAAATCACCAAATGTTAAATCTTTGTCATCAAAAGGATGACTCATGTGTCCGTATGCTCCTCCCATTAATAATAACTCCTTTCCGTTTTTGGGTAAATCACTAACAAGTGACATTATCTCTTTTACTATTTCGTAATCATCGTGTTGATCATCTCCATCTCTAACATCTGTGAACTCTGGCTCTTCATTATCCATTTGTTTTGCTGTTTTTGGACTATCATCAATTGTTATTTTTCTTTCTTTAGCCATATTATCTACATATTGATAATCTTGGTTTTTCAAAATCATGTCAATATGGTCTAACCAACGATTCCATAATTCTGTGCCAATATAATCTGTTAAATTTTGTGCACTAGGCTCGTTAATACCTGCAGGTCCAAATGAAACAGAATCCACAGGACCTTTTGGATATTGAGTATCTTTGTAGTAAGAAACATCTTGACTATTGTAATTATCAACATCTACTAATATATCAGATAATTCCCATCCCAATCTTCCAGCTTCAATATCAGCTCTGTTTATGTATGAACTTAAACTAGAAAACATTGAAGGTCCATCATCTGTCTCTACACCACCACCTTTACTACTTTCAAACAAATGCACATAAAACTCAAAAAGTTTTCCAAACTTATTCGTCATCATATTATACAAACCTTTATCGTAATATCCAAATGTTTTTTTGAAAAACTTTATCTTTTCTTTCTCATCTACTTTTGGGCTACCTAACATTTCTCTTGTCTTTGTACCACTTATGTTTCCGAATTGTGGAGCAGTAACAAAATATCCATGTTCTTCAAATCCTTTTATGTCACCTTTACTTTTTTTATAATCTTGATAATAAGTTTTACCACCACTCTTCTTTGTTCCACCTTTTAATCTACCAGCATCCTTTTCTCCAAAAGCATAAACTACTGCTGTTGTTTCAGCATCAAACTTTTTGAGTAAGTTAGTTGCGACATAAGGTGTCTTTTCTTCGATGATACGATTTTTTGGAATACCTACCTTTACCATGTGACGAACTTTTTCCTTAAAGTTCATGGGATGTCTTGGTGGTTTCTTTATATTAGATGTGGTTATGTAAGCTTCATCAACTTGTTTGGACAACCACTTATATGTAGCAAGATGACCTGAATGAAATGGTTGAAATCTACCACCAAATACACCGATAGTTTTTTTGATGTGTTTTGACTCAGTAATTTCGTTTCTTTTTTTAGTTTTCTTCTTCATCTGATTGATGAATTTTCTATACACACCAGCAGCACTTTTTTTACCAGCTGCTTTTGCTCTCTGTTCCATAGCTATAGCAGCCTGTATTTTATGAGCATGTGTTTTACCACTTCCTCTTATCTTACTAACTGATTTTTGAGCATCTTTTACTGTAGCAAACTTTAGTCCATGTATTGTGCCTTTTGGATTTTCATCTGTGTATAAATCTGAGTGTTTCTTCGAGCCTGCTGGTTGACCTTTTTTACGAGGTTTTCTTGGTTCTTCATGAACCTTACCTATCATACCTAAAGGACGAGGTCCACATCTCTGTCTATATTCAGCATTAGTCTCTGTATTAGTTTTTTTAGCACAACTAGTTCCTTTTTTTGCCTGAACCTCTTTTACTTTTTTGTAACCACTACCATAAGGAACTGAAGTATGTCCTTTCTTTTTCATCTTCTTTATCTTAGAAAGTTTAGAACCACCTTTGATAGTTCCATCACCAGCGACAATTCCCATCTCGTTAATAACGGGTTTAGTTATCTCTTCTACTAACTTTTTTAAACTCATAAGTTTAGTTCCAACACTTGTCTCATTCTATCTTCAAAAGGTCTTGGTAAACTATCTTTATCATAATAACCATAATCAACATGCTCATGGTCTAATGTAGGTTTAGGTTTACCATCCATTTCTGCTTTATATATTTTTGTTAGACGATTATATACGCCGTCTTTTATCGTACCTAAATATACTAAATTTTTAGGGTTAATGTCAAGCATTGTTTCTTCTTTTAATTCACGAGCGGCACCCTCACGAAATGTCTCTCCTTTCTCAACACCACCCATTGGAACAGACCAAAAATTTGGGTATTTACCTTGGGTTTCAGAACGCTTTACACAAAGAACTTGACCTTCGGATAGAACAGCAACACCCCCAACTTTTCTCTGTGGTTTTGTTAAATGATAGTCTCTTTCGTTAATCAAATCTTTTAGTTTTGGTATAGACATAGATATTCTCCTACATCTATAAATATATAAGTTTCAAAAGAACTAAACTTCTAATGCTCTTCTAAACCAACCAAAGTAAAACTTCTCCAAGTCTGGCTTACGAGTTACCAAATCAGCATAATACTTCACACGATAAGCACGAACTCTATCTAACTCTACGCCTTCCATAGCACCAATTGTTTTGGGTCCTAATCCACCATCTACTTTTAGATTTTTACCTTTAGCATTGGCTGCTTTTTGTAGAATTTTTACAGCTCTACCCTTACCTTGATTTACACACATATCAAAATAAATATGTCTGAGTTCTTCAGGTAAACTTTCAACTTTATTACCATCCCAATAGTGTTCCTTGTAGATTTTTTTTGCCCCATCTTTCGTAAGGTTTTTTATATCCACATCAGGATGACTTCTTTTGGCTATACCAAAATTAGTTTCTCCACCTGGATCTTTCGGATCGTTAACATATCCACCCTCGTGGTGTAATACTACTTCTATTATTTCATCGAATTTAACTAACATAACTACATTCCTTCTGAGTGTGACCAATCACTACCAGTCAATATGGTTGATATCTGAGAGTGAGTGTACTCCTCTGATTTTGAAGATAAACCAGCCACACTACTTGGCTGACTTCCTTCGTATTTTACAAAAGTTTTTTTAACATACCATCTACTGCCACTAACATTAAATCTTAAGGTGTCAGCGCTATCCTCCATTACTTGTGAAAAGTCAATACTACCTGTTTCTGTTGCATTGAAGATTACATATCTTCTATTTTCGTACATGATTATATTCCGTATCTTGTTCTTTGCATTTCAAAATTTTGTTTTACTTCCTTTGCCGTTAATGCTCTATTAAAAATTTGACAAGCGGCTATTCCACCTTGATGAAATCTATTTACTCCACTTAAATATGGATGATGTCCTAACCTCATATTTCCAGTAAAGTCGCCAGGACCACTACGAGTTTCAGTATCTTCTGCTACACCGTTTCTATATATAGTTAAAGTTGTATTATCAGAGGTCAAAGTGCAATTAAAAAAAACATCATTTGTAAAAGATGTTGTCATTTCAGGACCATTTGAACCACCATCAAAATTAACATACGCTTTTACTTTTGAATTACTTGTTAATTCAATACCAACATTTTGACTTACATCACTATTTGAACAAGCAAACCAACCTCTTGTATCAGTTGTACTACTATAAAATACCCAACCCGAAACAGTAAATGTTGTTGCTAAGTTTGGTGCTATTTTTCCGCCTGTAAATTCAACATAATCGCCATTACCATCAAAGGTAAAATATCCATTTGAGTTAAAAGCTGCATTAGTTATTGCTCCATTATCACTATCAGGACATAAATCAAACCAAGTAGAACCTTCACCTGGATAGCTATTTCTATCAGCCGCATCTACATGAAATATTAATGCATCTTGTAT